GAGCTTCAACACAAGTCCAGAGAATGATTTCCATAGATGAACGATCCGTTCCGAGTCGGCTTACTTCCGTCCTATTCAGTTTAGCATCTTGTCACAACATCCTTTCGGAGTTCTAATAGCAATTGGTCTTCTTTTTTCTGATGGACTACATCGTCGTTTTTAACGATGTCCATTAGTTCCCACGCTGCATTACAACTTATTGAAACTGGAAATACAGTTTTAGGTTGTGGTGAGGCAAAAGAAAGAAGTGGAACCCATGCTAAAAGCAAAAGTGCTTTAGTCATAGGATGAACGGTAGGGGATTATTATACCCCTATTCATAGTATATAGGCAAGTTTTGTGTGAAAACTGTAACAATAACTACAAAAAAGTATCGTTATTATACTAAAAAGCGTAAAGATTTGTAAAACCTTCACGCGAAGAAATTTTGCCGGAGAAATTTTACCCAATATGGGAAATCACTTTCTTTTTTTCTTTTGGGGCGCTTGATATCCCCACAACTTTGGATTAATTCTACCATATCCAAAGTCAATATGCTTTAGATTTTCACGAAACTTGTCCCAGTACATATCAAACAAACGAACTCTGGTTCCTCTTGTAAGGTCATAACAAATTTCATCACCTATAAGATATTTGACGATATATGCATCATTAGGAGCATCTTTTGTACAGACATCAGCATACGAACCATTTTCAATCAGTATGTCGCAACCGTAGCGTGATTTACAAGTTTCCTTTTCTGCTGATGTCCAAGAATCCATATGATTTTCTTTTTGCGATGTTTTTTGGGACACCTCTGTGGTATTATTGCTCATTAAATAAACTCCAATTTTTTAATTATGAACGGCCTCCCCAAGAAATATCAGGGTATGCTTCAGAAACGATTTCTTTCGTAATTTTATACTTTTCACCAAGTTTTTTGTCTTTTACCAAACAGAGAATTTCTGCTTCAAGAGGGTGAAGTCCTTGAAGTACATTAATGAACATTGTTTCTCTACGAAGAGAACTTAGTCCATCATTACCACCTTTTACAAAATTATAAAACTTTTGATACTCTTTACGAATTGAAGAAAATCCCTGATCCTGAGATCCAAGAGAATTACTTCCAATTTCATTCATTTTTGTAACTGCATCTTCAATTTTTTCACTCACAGTTCCAGAGAGGGAATGTTGTTCACCTACACTAGCGTAAGGAACATCACCTGGAGGAAGAGAAGAGATGATGCTTTCATCAAAATTCCAAATAAAAATTGCTTTTAGTGAATCATGATTATATTTCTGCAAAACCTCAACTTTTTTAGAATTAGTTCTTTGCTTAGATACAAGTTGAAGAACTTCAAAAGCAAAAGGATTTGTTGGCAGGTCAGGAATAGGAGTGTCTTTTTTTGCCTGAACTGTAACTGTTTTTGGTTTTGCAGTTGTCTTTTTTTGTGTTGTCGTGCTCATAAAAATCAGTATGTAAAATGACTATACGGTATTTAGTTAATCTTCATCATCTTCATCTAGTTCTTCATCAAGAAAGTAATCAGGATTAAAACTTACTGCTAAAACTTCATCTGCAATAACATTTCCCTTGTCATCAAAAAATTCTGGATGAAGTTTTGGACGATCTTGATAATTCATCATATATTCTCTGGCGACCCAACCAGTTACAAGTCCCACTATAAGAAACAATACTGTTAGAAATGAACCGATTACTAGACTAGTTGCTAACATTTCTTTTTCTCCGGGAAACTACTTTTTTCTTCCTTGATTTAAAGGAAAATTCAAAATAGATAGTAACTTCCCGATTCAGAAAGCAAACTATCTTCTCAAAGATAATGTGGAATGGTTGAGTTTGCTTTCTTTTTCCTCCATAGAGTAGAAATTCAACACCACGATTTCTGTGGTTGAAGTTATTTAGGTCAGGATTTGATGATTTGTTGCTCTTTGAGGAATTTGATTGTGTCAACGGATCCTCCTAATTTTTGATCATCACAAATAACTTGTGGAAATGTAGAACCTTTACCAAACTCAGCATAGAACTCTTCTCTGGTAAAATGTTCTCCTAGATTATAAACCACAAAGTTACTCCCTGTCAACTCTAATACTTGTTTGACCTTGTAGCAATATGGGCAATCTTCTTTTGAGTAAACTGTAAAATTCATATTATTAAAATATTTTAGTTATAATATTATAATTTATAATCAATGTCAAGTTTCTCATCGTGCCATGTCGTTTGCACAATGAGCCCTGAATCCATTTGCTAAAACATAATGAAAAAACACCTGATGATGATAAGTATCATCTTCTTTTAGTTTTCTTTGATACCAGTTATAGTTTGATGGAAGTTTTTCTCTCCAATGATCTCTTTCACAACCTTTATAAAGAACTGCATCACCATTCTGAAGTTCCACATACTTCTCATCACCTTGAGGAGTTTCAAAACAAATTCCCCAAGATTTCTTAGTATTAGAACTAATCTGATAAGTCAAAGAGATTTCACAAGCATCTCTATCTGTATGTCTGTATAATCTCTGTCCTGCAAAATAAAACCTATCATAATAATAAGTATTGTACAGTTCTTGTCCCAGTATCTTCTCAAGTTTCAATCTAATCTGAGAATGTGCATACTTAAACTTTGGATGACTATATCTTGCTAATGAACCATTCACTTGTTTTTCTAATGGATCATGAGAAAACTTATTCACCTTACCATAATAACTAATCTGCCCTCTTTCTTTTGGTGGAGTTTCTTGAAACTCTGTGGGATCATAGATACCTCTAATCACCATATATCCATACTTCTCAAAGAATGCTCTTGCACCTAATGCTCCTGCATCACAAGGATGTTCAATAGACACATAGCAACCTGATGGCATATCAAGTTCCATACAAGGTTTGCTAAGTATTGGTTTCTTTGTGAACCCAATAGGTTTTGTAGGACAATCAGGATTTACTTCTTTCTTAAAAAACATAATAATACCTCTTAATTCAGTGCCACCTCGGACCAACACACCAGCCTACTACAGATTTTCTGATACCACTCTTTACTTTTTGAACTCTATGTTGAGTTCTGGAGTCAAAAAGAATAATGGTTCCTCTTTTTCTTGGTGCATAATAAGATTTACCAGTTTCATCTAACAACTGCAGATTTCCACCTTCATAAGTATCAGGATCAGAAAGTAACAAAGAGAATGAAAGTTTTCTGACTTGTTCACAGTTATTGTTTACAAAATCTTGAAACAGTTCTTGTCCATGTCCTCTGTTTCCTGATGATACTGGTTTGTAATAAGTAGAAAGTCCCTGATCATTATGCCATCCATAATATTCACCAGCACCATACACAGTATATTGTAATGACTCACCATCAATATTGGTTAAGTCATACTTGAAGTTTTCTCTATTTGCTCTCTGAACATAATGCCAGACAAAACCAGCTAACCAGTGTGAAGTAGGAACCCATGCATTTCTTGCATTTCTTTTATCTTTATCTACAGTTCCATAGTCTCCTTCACCAACTCTGGAATCTTGTAGATGAGGGTCAAAGTTTTGTGCTAAATCTTCTTCTATAATGTCTATGACCTTATTTGGAAGGTCAGTAAAATGCCAAATGGATTGGAATGCCAAAATTCAATCTCCTTATAATGAGTTCAATCAGTATTATATATTCAGTTTGGAAACCACTCAATAATTCTATCTCTAATGTAATTTAATGGTGCCTTTTTGTGTATCCTAGTTTTACATTGTAAATGCCAGAATAATGTAAATCATTTTCTTTTGCAAAATCCATTATATTTTCAACGATTATTTCTCTCCCATCACTAAAAGTAATCTTATGTGGACTTGCTTTTGCAGCACTTACATTTCTTTTGTGTTCTTCAGTACACTTTTTGCCTTTTCTTGCAGCACTTTGCTTTGCTCTTGTTTCTGCACTTGCTTTTTTACCCTTATTACTTGCGGCGATCTTATCATAAATCCACTGAGGTCTTTTAACACCCTTCATCATTTCACTTCTTTTTCTTCTTTCTTCTGTAGACATTATCCATCCAGAAGAACCATCACCACCATCACTTTTGTTTCTCAAAATTCCAGTTTCAAGGTCTTTTCTTCCAAACATAAGAATATAAAGTTTTTCTAATTCAAATGCTTCTTGTTCTGTTAAATTTTCTTTTATTATTTTAACTCTTGTTTTATCTTTTGGTGGTTTTACTTCCTTTGGTCCTTTTGTGTATGCTCTTTTCCCAGAACCTTTACCAATATAATAAGGACTAAAATCTTCCCTTAGATACGAATAAACGTAAAACATTTCTACTCTAATGAACCGCAAAAATATTTATACTAAAAAGGAGGGACTTTCACCCTCCTCCTGAGAATTGCGGTTCATCAGGTATTGGTATTTATTCAGTTTGGAAACCACTCAATAATTCTATCTCTAATGTAATTTAATGGTGTTTCTTCTGAGATTTTTGGAGTATTTGTTTCAAATTCTTCTATTGTAATTTCTCCATTTTCTAATTTTTGATATTCTTGAGTCAATAATACTGCATAAGCATCAATATTTGGATTTTCATGTCCTATTTCTCTTGATGCCCACCAAGCATATCTTTGACTAATAGATTGTCCTTCTTGATATGGAGT